GTTAGAAATAGCTTCAGCCATCTCACCTCGATCTGCCTGTGCTTCTTGAATTTCCTTTAGGGAATTCGACATTTCTTTATTGACTTTTAGAGTTTCCTTCTCAACCTTTAGTGCCTCTTTCTGTTCAAGCATTTCTTTTTGACCAGTTAGTTGAGCATGAGTTATTTCTCTAATGTTTCTTAACACCTGTCCATTAACATCAGCGTGAATAGTTTGGGTGATGGATTGATCTAACAACCCACGTTGTAGTTCTAATAATTTCCCAAACTGTGTTGGTGAAGATGTTATGACTGTCATTTTATTACCTTCTGTTTCGTTGTGCTTCTAATCTTTGGTTTTCTTCTTCTAGATGTTTAACTAGCATAGCAACGTATATTTCTCGTTCGAACGGTATCATATCTTCAAGTTCTGTTAATGAGTATTTGTGGTACTGCATTAACGCAAAATTCATTTTGTAATAATTATACAAAGTGTCATGACAAAGATTTATTAAAAAAAACTTTGAAGACCCTCCAAGGTCTTCTTATGATGCTTTTGACAAACTGGACAATTATACTCAACATCTTG